ATCCCGTACAATGAACAAATGCTTGCGATCATTACAAACACAAATATTGACATTGTGCGCGCTGCAATGGACGTATTCAAACAATTGAACATGATTGAAGTTTGCGACGATTCAACGATTTACATGAACGAAGTTGAAAAGTTAATCGGCAGCGAAACGGCAGCAGCAGAACGCAAAAGACGATCACGCGCGGCGGCGGCAATTCCCGCAAATTGTGACAATGTCACAACCGTGTCACAAAATAGTCACATAGAGATAGAGAAAGAAAAAGAGAAAGAGAAAGAAACAGAATCAGAAAAAGAGAAAGAAAAGAAAACCGCGCGTCATAAATACGGCGAATATAACAACGTGTTATTGTCTGATTCTGATTTTGAGAAACTGAAAACAGAATTTCCCGCGGATTATCAAGAACGAATCGAACGGTTATCAAGTTACAAAGCAAGCACGGGAAAAACATATAAAAACGACCTTGCAACGATTAGAAATTGGGCACGGCGGGACACGGAGAAGAAACAGGCGACAGCAACAGGCGGCAACAACCCGTTCGTTACGGGCGATCTACCATATTAAAGGGGGGCAACATGAGGTTTTGCGTAAAGGTTGACGGCATTGTCAACGATTATAGAAACAACGAACTTTACAGAATGAAAAAAATTCAAGTTAATTACACGTCGGACGGAATCGGCAAAACGTTGTCGTTAGGAATTGCACACGACATACAAATATCAATTCCGTTTGACGCGATAATAAAAATGATAAACGACGAAAGGGGGCGCACATGAGTAAAAACAAAACAATCAAATTTGTTCACGACATAACGGGCAAGAATTTTGCAGATTGCCGCCGTTTATGCAAGTTGTTGTCATGGAACGAAGAATTAATCATCATGGCAACCATCGGCGGCGGCTTGCAAAAGGTTGCGGACGCGAACAAACCCGTTGTTGAAGGCGTCGCCGAAGCGTTGGCAAACGTTGCCGAAGCGGCGGCAAACGTTGCCGAAGGGCTTGCAGATTTGGCACGAAACGCAGCCGTTTTTATTGACGACGCGTTTAAATGGCAAGAAAACGCAACGGCGGACATTTTGACGCCCGCGGACGAAGTTGCGGCAATTCTTGACGCAGCAGAAAAGGGGGCGGAATCATGAAAAAGTTTGAAATGTATAAATGTGAGGTTTGCGAAACAATGTTCAACGATAGAAAAAAAGCCGTTGAATGTGAAAAATCGCATATTGTGGATTTTGAAATAATAAAAAAACGATATATAAAAGGGGTAAAATTTCCCGTTGCCATAACAGTTACAAACGGGCACGAAACAAGGGTTTATAAATAAAGGGGGCACAAATGACGACAATTATTTTAGCAATCAGCATTACAATAAACATTTTTCAAGCGATTTTATTTTGGCTTGTTATGTTGGGGTACGCGGCAGAAATCAAGAATAAAAGGGGGCAATCATGAAATCTTATTACGCAACGTTAATTAAACACGGCGACGGCGTCATGCTGCGATTAATGACGCAAGAAATTGTCAATTTGATTAAACAATACAACGGCGCGGCGGTTTTGGCGGGTTACGATCAAAAAAAATATATTGCGTGCCTTGTCTTCGAATTCAAAGAAGATCGCGACGAATTTTCGGGCGAAATCGGGCGGCGCGGGTTTGAGTATGACGAACGCAACGACGCGTTAATTTAAGGGGGCGACATGAACAATTTTGATTTTAATTCGTTATTTGACGACATTGCGGACGTTGTGCCCGTTCCCGCGGGCGAAACATTTGTCGGCGCGGACGGCTTGAAGTATTGCGCGAATTGCGGGGGCGCGGTTCAATGCGTTGTTGAATTCAGCGGTATAACAAAAATCGTTCCATGTATTTGCGCATGCGAAAAGAAACGCCGCGACGCCGAAGAAAAGAAACGACAGGCGGAAGGATTAGCGCGCCGCGTTGCGTATTTACGCGCCGACGGATTCCATGACGAAATTATGCAACAATGGACGTTCGAAAATGACAACGGGTCAAACCCGCGGATTTTTGAAGCCTTGAAAAAGTATGTTTCAAATTTTGAAGAATTCTATCATGACGGGCGCGGTTTACTGATATATGGCAACATAGGCACGGGCAAAACGTACGGGGCGGCAGCGGTTGCGAACGCGTTAATTGACAAGGGCGTTTCGGTTTTAATGACGAATTTTTCGCGAATCATTAATCAATTGCAAGAATCATTCGAACGCCGACAATCCAAAATCGACAATTTAAACGGTTATGATTTGCTTGTTATTGACGATTTGGGCGCGGAACGTTCGACAGATTACACGAACGAAATAATATATTCAGTTATTGACGCGCGTTATCGTTCGGGAAAACCTTTGATCGTTACGACAAATTTATTAATGTCTGATTTAAAGAATCCGCCGAACGTCGCAACGGCGCGAATATACGACAGAATATTAGAAAAATGTTTCCCCGTGGAAATGAACGGGGAATCGCAACGCCGTAAAAAAATTGCGGAAGAATACAACGCCGTTAAAAACATATTAGGATTGTAACGGCGGCATAATAAAACAAAAAGGGCGTGAAATTATGACAACGGCGCAAATTTGGGGATTAATCGCGCAAACAGCATTAAATTATATATTTGTTTCTGTTTTGACGTCGAATTCTTCAAAATCAACGGTAACGGATTTAAAAACAGATTTACGGACAACGAAAGAAGACATAATGTCCGAATTAAAGGACACAAGGGAAACGTTATTAAATCAGAATGAAGCGGCAACAAAAACATTAATTGACATGAAACAGGCGGCGGACAATGGAAACAATCAAAATTGAAATCCCGTTGAATCCGATCACAAAAAAGAATTCGCAAAGAATCGCGACAAACAGATTGACGGGAAAAATGTTTATTGTCCCGTCGGAAGCATTTAAACAATACGAACGCGACGCGGGTTATTTTGTGAATCGTTATTCAAGATTAAAGATAAACGAACCCGTAAACGTTCAATGTCTTTTTTACATGAAGACGCGGCGTTTATGCGATTTAACAAATTTACTTGAAGCAATCGACGACATATTGGTTGACGCGGGCGTTTTGGTTGACGACAATTATTCAATTGTTGCGGCGCATGACGGAAGCCGCGTTTTTTACGATAAAGAAAACCCGCGAACGGAAATTATTATTTCGCCGTTGCGACAGAATGAAACATAATTGACAGCATGACGCAAGGAAAATATAATTGACATTATATTGAATATTCAAATTACGGGGGGCAAATAATGGCGCGTCCGTCAAAATACGATAAAGAGGTTAAACCGCATTTAAACGAAATAAAACAAGCGGTTGAAGCGGGCGCGACGATTTCGGAAATCGCGGACGCGTTCGGGATTTCTGAATCCTCAATTTACAAATACAAAAATCAATATAAAGAGTTTAACGAGATTTTCACGCGCGCGCGCGAACGGATTGTTTTTAAGATTAAAGCCGCTTTGTTAAAAAAGGCGTTGGGATATGAATACACGGAAGAACGCAAGATTGGGAAAAAGGACAAAGAGGGCGAAACGATCGTTAATATTGAACAAATAAAAAAACACATGCCGCCGTCGGAAACAGCCGCGGCAATGTTATTACGCAATTATGACAAAACATGGATTGACAAGGACAAATTACAATCCGATATTTCACGACAGGAATTCGAATTGAAAAAGGCAATCGCGGACAGCAACAATATATTTGACGAATAAAGGGGGTTTATAAATGGCGTTATACGGATTTGACGATGCGAATTGTAAACATGAGGTTTACAGCAAAGAAGAAGTTTTAGCATTAATCGAAGAAGCATTAGAAGGGAACGACCCGCGCACGATTTCGGAAGCATTATTAATTGCGCCCGATAAAATAACGGAAATCAACGCAAGCGAAACGGCGTCGTTTTGGATTGGAACGTCCGCGCAATTTGCCGCGTTGGGCGTTTCGGGGGGACAGTTTATCGGAAGATTAGACGAAAACAATAATATTTATGTTCTATCCGACGACACAACAATTACAGACATAAACGCGGAATTGGACGCGGCGCGGGAACGTGATTCAAAATGGATTGAATTAATAACAGCGATTGAGGATTTGCAAGAAAACGCAATTACGCAAATATCGCAAAATTTATTTAATAATGTATATCCAATTGGCGCGTTGTATATGAGTACGGACGCAACCGACCCCGCGGAATTATTCGGCGGAACGTGGGAACGAATCAAGGACAAATTTATATTAGCGGCGGGCGACACATACGGCGCGGGAACAACAGGCGGCGCGGCGTCGCGCAATGTTACGTTAGCCGTTGAGAATTTGCCGTCGCATACGCATACATTTAGCGGAACAACGGCGTCCGCGGGCGCGCATGTTCACGAACCGTCAATTTATAACATGCAATATGACGAACAATTACGCGGCAATATCAGTTTACGAGGAACGGGCGGAAACGCGGGCGGAACATACGGATATTTGAAATCGCACGGCATGGCGTCAAATTATACATATTCCGCGGGCGCGCATACGCATACATTTAGCGGGACAACAGGCGCGACGGGGACAGCAACGCCGATTAACGTTCAAACAATGCCGCCATATTTAACGGCGTATGTTTGGAAACGTACGGGATTAGCACCGACGCCGCCGTCACGTTCGGGCGGATTGACAACAGCAACAATAAATCCGACAACGGCAACATTTACAACAATTGATTTGGAGGATTTCGCATAATGGCAAGATTTAATAAAATTACATTCTCAACGGGAACAACAGCAACAGACATAAAAAATTATTTTGAAGGGTTAGACGATAGATTTGTTTGTACGGTTAGCGGTTCGCAAATAACAATCGTTATTGCGGACGCCGTAACGATTGTATTTAACGTTGAAACGTCATATTGGCGAAACCCGTTCACGATAACGGTTAACAGTACAACCGAAAGTAATAATATTCAATATGGCGCAAAAACCGTTATTACAATTATTGACGACAATTTAATTTATCTTCATTTTTGCGACGAATCGGGACGCCGTATCACAATATTATATGAAAACATTAACGGCGTTGATTATGCGGGGTATAAAGGTTCGCAAGGGAATTCAATGTCGCAACCTTTTAGCAATTTTACGATTGACGCATTTTCAATATATAAAGTTGGCGACACAACGACAAACTATGCGCATACAGCGGCGTTAAATTACGCATGTTCCGACGCAAACACAATTGAATATTTGGCGGCGGATATTCTGAAAAACGGAACAACAAAGATTGAAACGGACGAAAATTTAATTGCATGTTCAACAGTAACAGCGGGTTCGGTTGTTTCAATGGAAAACGGCAACAATTATTTTGCGGCGGGCGCGAATTCGTTAATTCCGATTAATTGACATGAAAATCTATAAACGGGCGCATGAATTATATAATTCGACAGAATTTCGGAATTTACGTCGCGAATTAATGCAATCGCGCGCGGATTCCGACGGCGTATTGCGTTGCGCATATTGCGGAAAACCTTTGTTAAAAGATTTTGAAACAATCGCGCACCATATAGAAGAAATCACGGCGGCGAATTTGAATAATCCCGAAATAACGTTGAATCCGTCAAATATTGATTTAGTTCATTTGAAATGCCATAACGAAATACACGGAAGATTTGCATATAAAACAAGCAAAGTTTATTTGATTCACGGCGCGCCGTTGGCGGGAAAAACAACGTTCGTTCAATCAGTAAAAAGCCGCGGGGATTTGGTTGTTGACATTGATTTAATTTGGCAAGCGGTAACAGGCGGCGAATTATACGACAAGCCGAACGCGTTAATTAATAACGTTTTCGCAATTTATGGCGAATTACTGAATCATGTAAAAATGCGTTTGGGCAATTGGCAAACGGCATACATAATAACAGCCGAACCGCGAAAAGCGAAACGCGAACGGATTGTTGCGGAAACAAACGCGGAAGCGATTTATATTCCCGCCGATCGGGACGAATGTTTGCGCCGATTGGAAAACGACAGCGCACGAACAAACGTTTGCGATTTGTGGGCGGGTTACATAAATAACTATTTTGACAACGTAGAATTTTAAAACAGAAAGGCGGCAAAACATGGCGGACAAAATTATTATTGACGTTTCGGAACACAACGGGAAAATTGATTGGGAAAAGGTAAAGGCGGCGGGAATCGCGGGCGCGGTTATTCGTTGCGGATTCGGTCAAGACATGACAAAGCAAGACGACAAATATTTCAAGCGCAACGCGGACGAATGTTCACGTTTGGGAATCCCGTTCGGAATTTATTTGTATTCATACGCAAAGACGACAGCGCGCGCCGTTGGCGAAGCGAATCACGCGTTACGATTGGCAAAGGGATATAAATTATCGTTGCCGATCTTTTACGATCTTGAAGAACAATTCACGGAATCCGCGGCGGCGTCAAAATCCCGCGTATTTATTGACGCAATAACAAAAGCGGGTTACACGGCGGGAATATACGCGTCCGCGTCATGGTTTAAACATTATTTGAAAAATGTTTCGGGCGCGTGGTTTTGGGTTGCGTCGTGGGGTTCAAACAACAGCAAACCGCAAACAAAACCGACAGTTGTTAAAACGGACATTTGGCAATATACAAGCCGCGGCAAAGTAAACGGCATAAACGGCAACGTTGACATGAATATTATTTATCACGATTTTATCGGGGCGGGCGAATCTGATTCCGCGCCGTCGAATACTGATAACAGGGACGAAAAGAAAAAGACGGTTAACGAATTGGCAAAAGAAGTTTTAAAAGGCGTTTGGGGAAATGGCAAAGAACGCCGCGAAAAATTAGAATCCGCGGGTTATGATTATGACGCCGTACAAAAGCGCGTTAACGAATTGTTGGCAAAGGAAAAGGAAACGCCCGAATATTACGTTATAAAGAAGGGCGACACGTTGTCAAAGATTGCAAAGGCGCATAATACAACCGTTGCAAAACTTGTTAAATTAAACGACATAAAGGACAAAAATAAAATCTATGCGGGCGACAAAATCCGCATAAAATAAGCGCACAAAGCGCGGAAGGGGCGAACAATGAAATTTACAAGGGAAACAGCGCGGCGCGCGTTACGGACATTTATTCAAGCAATAATCGCATATATTGCCGTTAACATTGTTACAATTGATTTTACAGCGGGCGACGACGTCGTTAAATCCGCGTTGATTGGTTTAGGCGTTTCCGCGGTTGCCGCGGGATTGTCCGCATTAATGAATCTTGAAGAAATCGGCGGAAGTTCCGAAAATTTTTCGGACGGAAATTTTGACAGCGGCGAAAATTCCGACGGCGACGGCGCGGGGAATCCCCCCGTTTAAAAATTTTTTGGGGTCAAAATCTATACTGTGCGCCCCCTCAATCCGCGCACGGGACAAAAAATTGAGATTTTCGAAAATCGTTGGCGAAAATTTTGTTTTTGGCGGCATATTCCGAAAACTTTTTTAAAAAATCTTGAAAGGGTTTTGCAAATGGACGAAAACGACAGAATTTCGGAATTAAACAAGATCGTTGACACGATAGACGGCGAAAAGGCGGGTTTATTGCGTCCGATCGTTGAAAATATTGTTTATATGGAAACTCGTTTGAGGGAATTGCGGGCATTGCCGCAAATTAGAATCGACAAACGGAATCCGTCGCGGCAACAGGCGACGCCCGCGGCGAAATTATACAAGGAAACAATGCAATCGTACACGAACGCGGTTAAAATTCTGTTAACGGCATTATATCGACAGGGCGGAAACGGCGCGGACGAATTAATCGAAAAGTTAAAGGAATTCGAAATTGAACAATCTTGAAGCATATTATAATCTGATTCAAACGGGCGGCGTCGTTGTTGGTTATTATATGCGGCGCGGCGTTGAAAATCTGATTTCAGATTTAGATAATCCCGCGTATATTTACGACACAACGGAAGCCGAACGCCGTTTTAGATTCATTGAAAAATTATGTTTGCAAAGCAAAGCACCGTATTATAACAAACCCGTTCAATTAATGCCGTGGCAAAAAGCATTTTTCGAATCTTTGTATTCGTTCAAAATGGCGGACACGGGAAAACGCCGTTTCACGGAATCATTGTTAGAGGTTGCAAGAAAAAACGGCAAATCGACAATGTTTTCGGCGGACGGGAACACGGATTTATTTGTTGGCGCGGGCGGAACGGATATTTGTTGCGCGTCAAATGACGACAGACAAGCCAAATTAATTTGGCGTGAAATTGCGGGCATGCGGGCGCGTCTTGACCCGCATAAAATAATGACGTCGCAAAATTTAACTGAAATCCGAAACGATCTAAAAAATATAATGGTTATGCGGTTGTCGTCCAAAACGCAAAACAAAGACGGATTCAATTTTGACAAAGTATATTTAGACGAATCGCACGACATGGAAACGGACGAAATCGCGGAAGCATGTTGGCGCGCAATGTCTTCAAAGGACGAACCGTTGTTTTTAAATTGCACGACGCAAGGATTTGTGAACGACGGTTATTTGGATAAGAAATTGAAGATTGCACGGGACATTATAGACGGCGAATTTACGGACATTCATTTTTTGCCGTGGTTATATGAACAAGATTCCGAACAAGAAATTTGGGACGACGAAACAAGTTGGGAAAAATCAAACCCGTCAATTCGTTACGGCGTAAAGAAAACCGACAAATTGAAACGCGACATTGAAACGGCAAAGCGCGACAAGGGCGCGCGGGTTCATTTGCTTTGTAAAGATTTTAATATAAAGCAAAATACGGCGGAATCGTGGTTGTCGTTGGACGATTACGCGTATAATATGCGGGATATAGATTTTGAAGAATTCCGCGGGGCGTATGCGTTGGCGGCGGTTGATTTATCCGAAACAACAGATTTGACGAACGCAAAGGTTTTAATCATGCGTCCGAACGACAAGACGAAATATATATTTTCGAAATATTGGATTCCCGAATCGAAGTTGACGGACAGCGCGGACGAAAACAGCGGCGCAAAATATAAAGATTGGGCGCGCGCGGGTTACATTTCAATTTGCGAAGGAAACGACAACGATTTAACATTGGTTGCGGATTGGTTGGCGTCTTTAAAAAAGCAATACGGAATAAAAATATTTGCATGCGGTTACGATCAAAGGTTTTCAAAAGATTTTTTAAAGCGAATGGACGATTACGGGATTCAATGCGAAAATATCCCGCAACGTCCCGCCGTTATGTCGTCGCCTATGAAATGGGCGGAAGCGGATTTCAAGGCGCAATTAATTAATTACGGAAACAATCCCGTTGACAAATGGAATTTCGGGAACGCGTCCGTTATGGTTAACAATTTGGGGCAACAATTAGCGGTTAAAATAAACAATATTCCGTCCCGCCGAATCGACGGCGCGGTTACATTGATTATTTTATACGCGACTTTACAAAGATTTAGAAGCGAATATAATAATATAATAGGGGGTTGACATGAGTATTTTTGATTTTTTCCGAAAGGACAAACCCGTCGTTAAATACGCGCCGACGCAAACAGGGCGGACGCCGTTTTATTCTGATTTTGGCGCGAACATTTACGCGTCGGACATTGTCGTTCAATCTATCCGTTGCAAGGCGAACGAATTTAAAAAATTGCGCCCGCGTCATATACGCGAAAAGGACGGCGAACAAAACGCCGTTTTGGATTCTTCAATTATGCGCGTTTTAAATCGTCCAAACGAAATAATGACGACAGCGGATTTTTTGGAAAAAATAACAATCCTTTTGGAATTAAACAAAAACGTTTACATATACCCGACATATTACAAGACAAAGGGCGGCGAAAAGGTTTATACGGGATTATATCCGTTGAATCCGACGCAAGTTTCATACATGGTTGACGCCGCGGGAATATATTTTATTCAATTTGTTTTTGGAAACGGTTACACGGTAAACATTCCGCAAAATGATATTATTCATTGGCGCAAAGATTACGGCGTTAACGATTATTTCGGCGGCGGCATAAATGGCGGCGCGGACAACGCGGGATTGTTGGCGGCATTAGATCGTTATGACAAATTGTGTCAATCCATAGCAAAAGCCGTTTCCGTTAGTTGTCAAGTTAACGGCATTATGAAAATTAATTCGTATTTGTCCGACGACAAACAAACAGCGGCGCAACAGGAATTCGAAAACAAAATCGCGAACAATGAATCGGGCATTTTGTTTGCTGATTTAAAAACAGAATATAATCATATTCCGCACGACGTCAAATTGGTTGATTCCGAAACGTTAAAATTCTTTTATGATACAATTTTGCGCGCGAACGGAACGTCGTTGGCAATATTAAACGGCGATTATACAAAGGCGCAAAAGGAAGCATATTACGAACACGCGTTAGAACCCGACATTATATCGTTAGGGCAAGCAATGACGCGCGTTTTGTTTACTGATAACGAAAAGAATTTCGGAAACAAGATCGTTTTATATCCGCGAAACATTGTTTTTATGTCTATGTCGGAAAAAATCGCGGCGTTGCAATCGGGATTACCCGCGGGCATATTTACAAAGAATGAAGCGCGCGAAATGTTAGGATTCCCGCCGATTGAGGGCGGCGACGTCATGCCGCGCGGTTATAACGAAATTGACAACACAACGTCAATTATAAATGATACAATAAGCGAAACGACAGACATTGAAGGACAGGGGGTTAACAATGGCGAAATTTGACAAAGAAATCAGATTGTCGGACATTGCCGATTTGAACATTGATTATCGGAACGAATCCGACGACAGCGGCGCGGCGAAAATGATAATTGAAGGTTACGCCGCCGTTTATGACAGCAAAACAAGAATCGGTTTTGACGATTGGGCGTTTGACGAAATAATCGAACGCGGCGCGTTCAACGGGGCGAATCTAAAAGACGTTCCGTTAAAATATAATCATTTGGACGCCGTCCCGATTTTGGCGCGTACGCGCAACAAATCGTTGACGTTGACACCCGACGACAAGGGATTGAAGATTCGCGCCGAATTAATCGATACAACGGATAATATCGACATGTATAAACGAATCGAATCGGGATTGATTAACAAAATGTCGTTCGCGTTTTCCGTCGCGGACGAACAAATCGACACAACGGGAAAAATCCCGTTCCGTCACATAAGGAAATTTGACAAGATTTTCGACGTTTCGGTCGTGGACACGCCCGCGTATGAAGATACAAGCGTTTTCGCCCGTTCGCGTGAAATTGCGGAAGCATGGCGCGCGACATTGGAGAATGAAAAGGACGGAAGCAACAAACCCGATTCCGCGGGGGTTGACATGCGGACAAAACTATTAATTTTGCAATATGCAAAGAAAGGACGTTAAAATTATGAAGGAAAAGTTTTTAAAAATGCTCAAGGAAAAGCGCGAACAATTAACAAACCTTGAATCCTCAATGATTGCAAGCGAAGCAAAAGAAGAACGCGCGGCAATCGGCGAAACAATGCGCAAGTTACGCGACGAAATTTCCGACATTGAGGAAATTTTAAACGAAATGGATAAGCCCGCCGACGATCACGACAACGGCAACGACGACGGCAACGGCAAAGTTGTTATTGAAGGAAACAACGACGTTGTAAAGGACGGCGCGCGTTCATTTAATCCCGTTGCGACAGTTCGCAACGGACAGACAGGCAACGACGCGGAAACACGCGCGGCAACATTTAAGAAGACAAACGCAATGATTATTCCTAACAGGGAAGCGCGTTCCGTTCTTATTAGTTCGGGTTCAATTGCAACCCCGACAGAAGTTAGCGGAATAACCGACGTTTTCAACGGCGTTTCTTCAATTGTTGATCTTGTCAAGGTAACCGACGCAAGCGGAATGGGCGCGTATAAGGTTGCATATCAGATTACAGATTCAACAGCCGATACACAAACCGAGGGCGGCGCATATAACGCAAGTGACCCGACATTCGGATTCACAACAATTACACCAACAACAAAGGCGGTTTTGTCTTACATTTCTAAGCAAGTACAAAAGCAGTCCCCTCTTAACTATGAAAGCAAGGTAAGGGAATCCGCGCTTTATGCGCTTAGAAAAGAGGTTGCGGAAATAATCACAAATTCGATTCTTACCGCGGCAACAGGCGAAAATCCTTTGATTGAAAGTGATACAACGTCTATTACAGATATTGACGCAAAGACATTACGCACAATCGCAATGAATTACGGCGGCGACGAAAACGTTGTCGGCGGCGCGTGGTTATTCCTTAACAAGGCGGATTTAATCAAGTTTGGCGACGTTCGTTCCGCAACCTCATTACAAGCGGCATACGAAATTACACCCGACACAAACAATCCTAACACGGGAATAATCAAGGACGGCGGGTTGTCCGTTCGTTATTGCATTAACAGCAATCTAACAGAAAATACAATGCTTTACGGACAGCCGACAAATTGCGAATTGGCATTGTTTAGCGATTACGACATTCGCGTTTCTGAAGATTACGCATTTGACAAGGGATTGCTTGCAATTCGCGGCGACGTTGAGATCGGCGCGGGCGTAATCAAGAAGAACGGTTTTGTAAAGTACGTTGCAACCCCGACAACATAATTAAAAAGAAGGTGTAATCATGGCGGCGTTAACGGACGCGGAAATTTTAACAAAGGTTAAAAGCGGATTAGGAATTTCGGGCAATTATCAAGACGACACGTTGCAAATCTATATTGACGAAACGCGGGCGTTTATGATTGATTCGGGCGTTCCGTCCGCAAAGACGTACGACAACGCCGCCGTTGGTTGCATTTTGCGGGGCGTAATTGATTTGTGGGATTACGGTTCGGGAACGGGTAAATTTTCGGAATCGTTCAACATGCGCGTTATACAATTGGCGGTCGTTTCGAAACTTGAAGGAACGGGGGACGAATAATGTTTAAACCCGAAAAGGCGCGACAAATGACAACGCCCGTTTTGATTCAATCGGTAGATTATGAATTTGTAAAGGGCGTAAACGTCAAGAATTACAGAAATGCGGCGAACGTTTTTGTTAATTGGGCGTCATACGGCGGAACGGAAGTTCAACGGGACGGCGTTTTGGCGGTAGAAGACACGGCGCAATTGACAACGTGGTTCAATCCGAATATAACAAGCGGTTGCCGCGTTATCAGACGGGGCGACGGCGCAATATATGAGATTATTGGAGAACCCGAAAATATCGAAATGCGTAATATTTTAATGTCGTTCAAGGTTCGCCGCGTCAAAGGGGGCGCGTAAAATGGCAAACAACACAAAAAACGTTCTTGTATTTGAGGGGTTCGACGATTGGTTGGATTTAATCAAAGAAGCGCAAGGCGACGTTCCCGCCGCGATTAAAGAAGCGGCAACAGCGGGCGCGGAAGCATACAAGGACATTTTAATTGAAAAGTGTAACGCCGCGGGCATTGACAGCCGTTTAACGAATCAGATTCAAACAAAAATCGAAATGGACGCGGGCGGCGAACGCGTTTCGGCGTCGGTTGGTTGGCATTTGCCGACATACGACCCGACGAATCCCGCGGACGGTTACAAGATCGTTTTTGCAAATTACGGAACGCCGCGACGACAAGTTTTCACCGACGAAACAATGCGCGTTCAAATTGACGGGCAATGGAAAACGTTAAATTCAAGCCATAAAGGGCGCGGAAAAGAAATCGAACGCGGATTCATTGCCGCCGCAAAAAAAGCGGCAAAATCAAAAGTAAAAGCCGCGCAAAAAAAGGCGTTGAATAAAATAATTGAGGATTTGACGTTATGATTAAAGACGATTTGTTAAACGTTTTAGAACAATTTGGATTCCCTGTTTTCTTACAAGGGACGATCGAACCCGACGCGGAATTCCCCGCGGATTTTATAACGTTTCAAATAACCGCGTCCGACACGGCGGCGGCGTTTGATAACGACGACGTATTAACCGCGTGGGACATTAACGTCAATTATTATTCGAACAATCCATTAAACGTTGCGACATTTCCCGAACAAATCCGCGCGGCGTTGAAAAATGCGGGATTCATTCCGCAAGGACGCGGCGTTGATTTGCCGACGGACGAACCCGCGTTCACGGGTTGGGCAATGGATTATTACAAATTAGAACAAAATAATTAAATGAAAGGACGGGACAAAATATGTCATTTACACTAAAACGCGGACTTGATAACATTTATGCCGCGGAAGTAACGGAAGATTCCGCAACAGCCTTTACAACGGGAACACCGTTTCATTTGATACCCGCGGGCGAAATGTCGGTTACGGTTGACAATGAATCAACGGAATTTTATTTCGATAATACCGTTTTTGCGGAAGTTGGGCGCGAAGGTTCAAGCGAATTGACAATTACGGGCGCGGGATTACGCGCGGCGGCAATCGCTAATTTGAACGGAAAATCCGTTGATTCAACAACGGGCGCGGTTATTGACGACGGTAATTATCACGTCAAATATTACGCGTTGGGCGCAAGGAAAAAGAACATTGACGGAACGTTTGAAATGTTTTGGTTCGCAAAGGGAACATTCAAGATTCCCGACGAATCCGCAAAGACGGAAGACGACAGCACGGACGCAAGCGGAAACGAATTAACATATACAGCGATTCGCACAACGCATTTGTTCAACGGTAATACGCATAAGCGCGTCATTATTGACACGGAAACAACAGCCGTTAAATCGGGTGAAGATTGGTTCGCGCAAGTTGTTACGCCCGACAATCTGTCCGAGATCGTCGAAGCGGTTAGCGCAACAAACGACGAAACAGACGCAACAAACGACGAAACAACATAATTTAAACGGCGACAGCGGGCGACGGTTTGCCCGAACGCCCGCGTCGTCTTTTTGATTTAACAGAAAGGAAAAACAGAAATGAAAAAATACAGTTTGAATATTTACGGCGCAAATGATGAAATAATCAAGACGTTCGAAACGGACGTCGTACGTTGGGGCGTATTTATGAACGCCGTTAAATTACAAGACGAAATCAAAGAAAAATCCATGTCGGAACAAATCGGCGCAATTTCCGATTTTATGATTTCAGTTTTCCCGACAATGACAATTGAGGATTTGGCGGGCGCGGACGTTGGCGACATTTTTTCAACATTCGCACAAATCACAAACAACGCGGGAAAAATTAAAACGGGTAACACGTCAAAAAACGCGTAAACGGGGCGCATGACAGCGTCCCGCGAACGATTGAATATTCTTTGTTTGAAATGACGTTTTCAGTTAGTGAAGCAACGCGAACGGGCGTTTTTGAAGTATTAAAACAAGATACAAACGACGTTATTTCGATTATTAATTTTATAATCGAACGCGGGCAATCATTACCGATCAAACCCGACAAACATAAAAAAGCAAAGAACACCAAACGCGAACATGATTCGATTTGGGATTACATATAAAAGGCGGGCGACAACATGGCAAGCGGCGAAAATTTAGGCGCAAAATTTACAATTGACGTTTCGGATTTACAAAAAGGTTTGTCAACAGCAAACAAATTAATAAAAGAATCCGAATCAAAGTTCAAAGCCGCCGCCGCGGGCATGGACGATTGGAAATCGTCCGCGGACGGTTTGGAAGCGAAATTAGATTCGTTAACCGAAATTCAAGAAATCCAAAAAGAAAAAGTTAATGCCGCGCAAAAAGCATACGACGATTTAATTGATAAGGGAATGAATCCCGCGTCGTCGCAAGCGATTAAATTACGAACGGACATTAATAATTTTACGGCGCAATTAAACACGACGAATCGTCAAATTCAAGAAGCCGAAACGGCGTTGAATGAAATGTCGGACGCGGAAGACGAAACGGGCGACAAAGCAAAAGACGCGAAAAAAGGCGTTGACGACGTTGGCGACAGCGCGGAAAACGCGGGAAGCAAATTAGACGCGGCAACCGTCGCAATCGGAACGTTTATCGGAAACGGGTTAACGGCGATTGTTGACGCCGCAAAAAATGCGGTTTCGGCGTTGTGGGGATTACCCGAAGCAACAAAAGAAATCACCGTTTCAATGGCAAAAATTGAAACAGGATTCACAACGGCGGGATTGACAGTTGATCAAGCAAGCCAAACATATTCCGATTTTTTCGCCGTTTTGGGCGACAACGACAAAACAACGGAAGCATTGGGAAATTTGGCGCAATTGGCGGACGGGCAACAAGATTTAACCGATTGGACGACGATTGCAACGGGCGTTTATGCGACGTTTGGCGACGGATTGCCGATTGAAGGGTTGACGGAAGCCGCAAACGAAACGGCAAAAGTTGGAACGGTAACGGGTTCGTTGGCGGACGCGTTAAATTGGGTCGGTTTGTCGGAAGACGAATTCAACGAACAATTGGCGGCATGCAACAGCGAACAAGAACGCGCGCAATTAATAACCGACACGTTGACAAATAAATATTCAGACGCCGCGGCAACATATAGGGAATTGAACGGCGACATAATGGACGCGAACGAAGCGCAAGCCGATTGGACGCAAACGCAAGCGGAATTCGGCGAAGCAATCCGCCCGTTACAAACTGAAATTACAAAAGGATTAACGGGAATAATCGGCAAATTTACAGAATTAGCGGGTTCGCCCGATTTTTCAAAGATAACGGAAGCAATTGGCGGCGCGTTTTCATGGTTTATTGACAACGGCGTCCCCGCAATTATTGACGGCGTCGATTGGATAAAACAAAAGGCGGAAGAAATCGCAAAGAATCCGACGGTTCAAAGATTCGCGGCAATGATTAAAAGCGCGTTCGATTGGTTTGTTCAAACAGGAATTCCCGCAATCGGAACGGCGATTAGTTGGATTAAAGACAACGTTTTGCCCGCTGTTTTGCCCGTGATTGAAAATTTTGCAAATAATGTAATGGACATTGTCGAAGATATTTGGGCGATAATTCAACGCGTCGTCGAATTAATAAAACCGTATATGGACGAATTGTGGGCATATATTCGCGCAATTTGGGATTTTGCGGCGACATATTTTCAAGCGGTTTGGGATTCAATCGCGTTAATCTTTGAAGTTGTCAAGGACGTTTTGTCGGGCGATTTTTCGGGCGCGTGGGACGCAATCAAACAAATCGTTTCAACGTGGGCGGACTATTTCCGCGAACAATGGCAAAATATCAAAAATATTTTTTCGGCGGTTGTTAATTTTTACAAAGCAATTTTCACGGACGCATGGAACGCGATTAAAAACGCGTTTTCGCCGATTGTTAATTGGTTTTCCCAAAAGTGGGAATCAGTTAAAAATATATTTAAAAACGTGAAAACGTGGTTTAAAAATATTTTCACGGGCGCATGGAACGCAATTAAAAACGTTTTCGCAAATGTCGGCGAATTTTTCGGCGGTATTTGGGACACAATCAAAGAAAAATTTACAACGATCGGTTCGGCGGTAGGTGAAGCAATCGGCGGCGCGTTCAAAAAAGCGATTAACGCCGTTTTATCAACAGCGGAAAATATTTTAAATGCGCCGATTAAGGCAATTAACAAGATTCTTGACAAAATCAACGAAGTTATTTCGCCGAATATACCGAAATTAAACACGATTGATTTGCCGCGATTAGCACGGGGCGGAATCGTTGACGGCGCAACGCCTTTAATTGCGGGCGAAGCGGGCGCGGAAGCGATTATACCATTGGAAAATAATACACAATGGATTCGCAAGGTTGCGGCGGAAATGGCGCAAGAATTCGCGACGGCAAATAACGAAAACGGCGCGGGACAAATTGTTATTAATCAGACAAACAATTATTCGTCCGCACATTCACGTTACGAAATATATAAATCAAAGCAACAGACAGCCGCCGCCGTAAAATTGGCATTGTTGGGGGTATAAAATGCAAATAACGTTTAAATATCAATCACCGCAAGGCGACGTTTTAAACATTGCGAATAATGCGGATTTCGTATTGACGGACATTGACGGGTTGACGTCGTCCGACGTGAATATTTCGACGGCGTCGGTTGCTTTACAAGACGGCGACACGATAACAAACAGGCGCGCGAATCCGCGTTCAATAACGATTTATTGCCGATTCTTGCAAAACATAACCGTTGAAACAGCAAAGCGCAAAATATTATCAGTAATAAAGCCGAAACAAACGGGCGTTTTGACATACGTTCACGACGGACGAACGGTTACAATCGACGCAACGGTTGAAAATATCGAAATGCCGCGTTTTTCGGACGCGGTTGTAATGCAAGTAACGTTTTATTGCGCGTTCCCGTTTTGGCAAGACGCGGCGTTTATTGTGTCTGATATAAAGCAAGTAATAAATTTACACAAATTCGAATTGATTGTTACGGATTCCGCGCCGATCGTATTTGGCAAAATCGGCGGACAAACAACGCGGAATATTCAAAACACGGGCGACGTTGCCGTCGGATTGCAAATTTATATTGTTGCGTTGGGGGATTTTGTGAATCCGCGAATTGAACGAACCCGCGACGGGGCAACGTTTAAAGTAAATGTTACAATGGCGGCGGGTGATATTATCGAAATAAACACAACGCGCGGGCATAAATCCGTTACGTTGAACGGAACGAATGTTATTAACGACGTTGCGGGCGGTTCAAATTGGTTACAATTAGAGGTTGGCGCGAACGAATTAACATTATCCGACGACAACAACAGCCGCGCGGCATACATGCAATTAAAATACAAAAGGGCGTATGTTTAAATATGATTAATGAGGTTATAATCAGAAATCCACAACGCGAAATAATCGGAATCGTTGACGCGTTCAATTCTGTTATTTGGAATCCCGTTTATTATGGCGTCGGTTCGTTTGAGATTTACGCGCCGTTTGATTCCAATAATGCGGCATTACTGAAAAAAGACAATTACGTTTCGCGTTACGGACGCCGCGACGTTGGAATTATTGAATCCGTCGAAATTGCATATACGGCGGGCGGCGCGTTAATGATTACGGCAACGGGACGATTCGCAAAATCAATTCTTGACAGGCGTTTAATATATTCGTTGACGGACAACGTTATTACGCCCGTTATTTTCCGCGGAAACGTGGAAACAGCCGCGCGAACATTAGTTAATAATCATATTATCGCGGCAACGGACAGCGCGCGAAATATTGATTTTATCGGTTTGGGCGTTTTGGCGGGATTGCCCGCGCGAATTGTTGACGCGGAAGGGAACGCCGCCGATCGTCAAACAAGTTACGGCGGATTATTAGACATTACCGACAAACTATTAGAACAATATCATTACGGCGCGTTTATGGCGTTTGACGAAACAACAAAGAAGTTTTTATATACTGTTTACGCGGGCGCGGACAAAACGACGGGTTCGGAAAATCCGTTGATTTTTTCGCAAGAATTCGACAATCTGATTTCGTCGGATTATATTGTGAACGGCGTTTTGGAAAAGAACGCGGCATTATGCGGCGGCGCGGGTGAAGGGACGGCGCGCAAATATGTATTGATAACCGACAGTTCAAAAACGGGAATCAATCGTCGCGAATTGTTTGTTGACGGTTCGTCAAATTCGGAAACATACACCGACGAACACGGCGAAACGCAAGAATATACAACGGCGGAATATTTAGGCATGTTAAACACAACAGCAAAACAGACATTAACAGAATATCAGACAACGGAACAATACAACGGCGAAATTGACGTTACGTCCGCGGGGTTGGAATTCGAAGTTGATTACAACGTTGGGGACGTGATAACGATTCGCGACAATGTATTAAATTTGAATAAGAACACGCGTATAATATCAGTAACGGAAGTTGAAGACGCAGGCGGATATTCCGTTCAAATTGAATATAAAGAGGATTAAAAAGCATGGCGACGGGTTTTGATTGGATAGGATTTTTAAACACGGCGGGTTTTGCCGCGGTTGTTTCGGGGATTGTTTCGGCGGTAACGTGGTTTGCAAACGCAAAACGTGAAGACAAAAACAAGAACGACGCGACGGAATCCGCGTTGCGGGTGCTATTATCAATCGAAATCAAACAATTATGTCAAGGATATATTAAACGCGGTTACATTACGTTTGACGAATTAGAAGACGTCGAACGAATGAACGCCGTTTATCACGATAAATTGAACGGAAACGGATTTATTAAATCAGTAATAACGGAAACGGAAAATTTGCCGCGTCATGCGACAAAAAAATAAAAGGGGGCAAACATGGCGACAACAAGCGGATTTTTTAACGCAATCGAAACAGCAACGGACGTTTTCGACCGTACATATTCGGCGAAAGATTATAGCGACAATTTGGCGACGATCATAAAAAACGGCGTCCGTTATTCAGACGACGACGATTTGAAGGTTAGCGCGGCGGCGTCAAATTCAATGTATTTGAAAATCAACGCGGGGCGCGCATGGATTAACGGACATTATTTTTACGCCGACACGGATTATTTGGAATTAGTTGTCGGGACAGCGCCGACGGGGACATATTCCCGTATTGACCGCGTCGTTTTACGTTTGGACGAGTCCGTCGCGGTTCGTTCGGTTTATCTTGATATTGTTCAAGGGACAGCCGCCGACAATCCCGTCCCGCCCGAATTGACACGTTCGGGCGACGTTTGGGAAATCGGATTAGCAACAATAACAGTTCCCGCCGCGGTTACGGCAATAACCGACGCAATGATTACCGACACGCGTTCGGATAACGACGTTTGCGGTTGGGCGGCGTCGGTAACGCCCGCGATTATGTCGTTGTTGCGACAGTATTATTACACAACAATTATTGAATCCACAACAACAACGGTTATTTTCTCAATTCCGCAATTTAGGGCGGACGAACCGCAAATTGTAGAAGTATATACAAACGGAATCCGCGACGTTGAAAACGTGGATTATACCCGCAACGGCGCAACGATCACGTTCACGGAAGCAAGGACAGCGGGCGCGGAAATAACCGTCGTTTTGAAAACGTCCGTTGACGGAACGGGATTGCGAACGATCGTTGACGACGTAACGGATTTACAAAACGCCGTCGCCGCATTGGAAACAGACAACGAATATATTTACACATGCAACGGGGCAACGGACAACGTTTTATTGTCCGCAATTTGTCAATCGTGGTTGTCGGGCGGTTCGGATTATGCAACAAAGAAAATTCGCGTTGTCGGCGGCAATTTCGGCGTTACGGCGGCATATTCGGGCGCGGGAACAACCGCGTCGCCGTTGGTTTGGTTTGGATTAGGCAAAGCCGCAACGACAAACAGGCGAATTGTTATCGATTTCACAAATGCGGGACAAATCAACGTCCCCGTTCCCGCGGGAACATATAACAACATTTTCGGCGGGAACGATCTTCATATAATCGGCGCGTCGGTTATTGCGAATCAAACAGGCGCGAACACAAATATAAACATGTTCGGGCAATCGACGGGCGCGGTTATGGTTGAAAATTGCCGTTTTTGGATTAACGCGACGTTGCCGTCTGTTATAGCGACAAACGGAACATTTAAGAATTGCCGCGGTTCAATTGCCGTTGTCGGGGGAAACGCATTTTGTTTTTATCCCGCAACAACGGGATTAATTCGCGTTATTGGCGGCGAATTTTACGCATACACAACAACGGGAACGTCCGCCGTCCTTTATGTCGTGGACGCGTCCGCGGTTGGGATTCTTTACGCGGTAAATTGCCCGTCTGTTTCCCGTTCGGGTTATAGACAATCAAACGCCGTTTATTCAACAGGCGGCAAAGTTAGCATAACGGACACAATAACCGTTTTGCCGATTAGCGCAACAGGCGCGAACATTCGCGGGACGTTGGCGGTTAACAAAGCGGGTTTAATGTAATAGAATTAACTGTCATTCTGTTATTTTCTGTTTTTCCTTTTGGAACGGCGGCGCGGGGTTTTTAGGGCAATCCCGCGCCGTTTAATTTTGTTCGTTCCGCTGTTATGTTTAACGCGTATTTCGGTAGTTCGGAGGATTCGTTAAACATAACATTTACACCAAAAGGCGCAACGCGCAAATAAACGTCGATCGAATCAGAATCAACAACGATTCGGTCAATTAGTTTGTCGAATAAGGTTTTTAATATTTCCCCGTTATCGTCGGACGCGATTGTCAATAATTCGTTCAAATACTGTTTAACGGATTCGGGCGTTACAATTTCAGACAATGCCGTTTCAAGTTCCGACAATTCGATTTCGATTCCGTTTAATTCCGTTTCGTATTCTGAAATCATTTCATAACCGCGTTGTTTCGGGATTTCCCGTTCGTAAATGTCTTTTTGAATGTCTTTTATAATGCCGTTTATTTTGTCGCGACGGCGTTTTAATTGAATTACTTTGTCGTTTAATTCGTCGGGATTCGCGTTCGCGTTGGCGGCAATTTTGGCGGAAATACGGGCAATCGAATCATTGTTCAATATATGTTCGCGGATTTGTTGCAAACAATATTTTTCGATTACTGATTTTTTAATGCTTTTATTTCGACACGTCCCGCGTTCGTTGCGTCCCGAACAATGATAATAATTATAAACCGCGTCTTTTTTCGGGCGCATTGATATTCCCGTAAAATGAGAATCACAACAGCCGCAAACGATTTTCCCCGTTAACGGATATAATTGTTTGCGTTCCCGCGGTTGCGCTTGTTTTTTTGACGCATGGCGTTTTTGAACACGCGCCCAAACGGAAACGTCAATAATTGCGGGGACAGCATTTAAAATTTTTAAAGGTTCATAACCTTTGATTGTATATTCCCGCGTTCCGATATAAAAATCATTTTTTAACATTTTTGCGATTGTTGATTTACTCATTGCGCCGCCGCGTTGCGCGGTAACGCCCGCGTCGTTGAACATTTGACGAATTGATTTAATCGAAAATCCGTCCGCGTACATTTCAAACATGCGTTTTACCAATTCCGCGTTGACAGGGTGCAAACGGTATTTTTTGCGTTCTTTTCCGCGCGAAAATTCGCCCGTTCCGATTAATTCATAACCGAACGGCGGCGTCCCGCCTAAAAAATAACCTTTTTGCGCCGCAATATACATTCCCGATCGGACATGCGCCGCGATTATGTCGGATTGTAATTCGTGCATTGCGAACAAATTTGTTCCCGAAAATTTCCCGTGCGGGTTTGTAAAATCAATCGGTTCAATTACTGATTCCATAACGACGCCGTGATTTGTCATTAAATCGTGATTGTAATTCAACGCGTCCCGCGTATTACGGAACGACCGCGAAAAACTGTAAACAACAATTCGGTCAAATTTTCCGCGTTTTGCGTCCGCTGTCATGGAATCCAACGCGTCGCGTCCCGCCGTCTTTTTCCCCGTTTTTGCGGCGTCAATATACGAACCCGCGAACGTATATCCCTTTAATTCAATATATTTTGTTGTTTCTTGCAATTGGTATTCAATAGAATATGAATCGCTTTGTTGTTGTGAAGAAAAGCGGACATAAACAGCCGCGCGAATATGTTTTTTCATTTATAATCAATCCTTTTTTGAAAATATTGTTTAATTTTTGAAATATTATTTGTGTTTTTGCATTTTTATTTCAGTTTTAAATATAATTTTGCAAGGGTTTTATATAATTCGTCTTTTTTTGAATCCTCAATTTCGGGATTTTCGAAGATATTTCGCGCCCGTGCGACGATTTCCGTTATTTCGTCGGGCGGCGTAACGCCGAAATAATCCAATCCGACGCCGTAAAACGTTGCAAGGATTCGCAAATCGTTTAACGACGGCGTCCGCCGTCCGATCTCATAATTTGAGATTGTCGAACGTTTTATATTAACCGCGTTTGCGACGGATTGTTGCGTTATTTTTTTAGACATTCGAAGATTACGCAACAACCCGCCGATTGTTTCGTTTGACATGTTTTCACGTCCTTTGTTTGGAATTACTTTTTTACAATAACACGGACAGGCGACAAATCGCAACAATTTTTTATAAAAACGCAACAATAAACATTGACGAATTTATGAACGCAAAAAGCACATAATAACAGCATGAAAAAAATTATATCTTCAATCGTCGTTGTTGCATTAGTCGCGGGATTATCTAATTCGGCATTTGCTCAACATTGCACCGTCCAAAAAGGCGACAGCATGTTCAAGATTGCCGAACGTTACAACATTTTATTCAAGGACATATTAAAACACAACAAACATTATTCAAATCAAGATTTAATACACCCGAACGACAAAATCGAATTCCCCGATCACGATTCGGGCGGACAACAAAGCGAAGAATCTTCGAATAATGATAATATCGCAACGGGGCGCGCCGAAACGACAGGGGCGACAGAATCGACGCAAGCGCGGGACATTCTGAATCTTGTTAATCAAGAACGAAAAAAACAAGGATTGAACCCGCTTGTTTTATCGGATAAATTAACAAGCATTGCGAATACAAAGGCGCAAGACATGGCGAATAAACATTATTTTTCGCATAATTCGCCGACATACGGTTCGCCGTTCGAAATGTTACAACATTTCGGCGTAAATTATACGTCCGCGGGGGAAAATATCGCGGCGGGACAGAAAACAGCGCGCGAAGTAATGGACGCGTGGTTAAATTCAAGCGGACACCGTGCGAATATCTTAAACGCAAATTATACGCAATTGGGCGTCGGTTACGAACAAAGCGGTTCACATTGGGTTCAATTATTTATTCACCCTTAAACATTTGGCATTTGCCGAATGTTTTTTGTTTTGCCCGCAAATATTAACAGTTTGTAAACAACAACAACAATATGTTGCAATATGTAACCGAAAGTATATAATACAAGCATAAACAAACGAAAGGAAAATAAAGGAAATGAGGAAATCAGACAGGGACGCGATCAAAGCAAAAACAAATGACCTTATAGCGCAAGGCATAGACAAAGAACTTGCGAAAGTTATGGCAAAAGCATTTTTCGATTGTGGACTTTATAAAGCGGTAATCAATTACAACAAATAAAATCAACAACCCGCCGCCCGTCGGTCAAAACGGGCAAAGCAAAACAAACAGGGCAACAAAGAAAGGACGGCACAACATGACACACGAAGAAGAAAAGAAGTTAACGGCAATACAAGCATTAAATTTTATACATGACATATTAAGCGATCACGGAACAAACCTAACACAAAATGAAGTAAACAATCTTTTACACGGCATAACAGCAACATTAAGCAAGATAACAAAATAAAAACAAATAGCCGACGGCGGGCGGCAATTCCCGCCGAATAAAAGAAAATCGCAAGCAAAGAAAGGACGGCACATCATGACAAACGAAATTATTAACAAAATGATTGAAGCGATTAATTTTGGCATTTCGGGCGCGCTGTATGAATTTAATAAAAACGGTTCGTCGGAATTTTACAACAGGGAATACGCAAGAATTTGCGGCATGATTAGAATGTTAGAAATCGCAACGGACAAATGTTATTATTTTGACGAAAACGGATTGCACGAAAAGGCAACAGCATAAAAGGACGGCAAAACATGAAGAAAAAAATAATTTACGCGTGGTTTATTGACGGTTACAACGCCCGCGGGAATTGGATTCAACAAATCGTTTACGCGGAAGACATAGAAGACGCAAAACAAAAATTTTACGACGACGGGAATTCGGAAATTCGATTCATTTATAAAACATAACGGCGGGGAACAACCCGCCCGACATTGTCGCGTAGTGTAATGGAAACACATTAAACTTTGACTTTAATATTTCGGGTTCGAATCCCGACGCGACAGCCAAAAGCCAAAATAAAACAACAGAAAGGTTAAACAGGGTTAACAGCATGGCAACAATTATTTACATGGCGGGCGCGGCATTGGTTGGCGTAGTAATCGGCGGAATTTGTGTTTATTTATCAATTCGCGACGAATGGCGTTCCGAAAATGAGTTTTTAAACGCGCAAATTGAACGCAAAAACGCGGAAATTATCGCGTTACGATCAACGTTGGAATACAAGGAAACGCCGCGTTGTTACGAATTGACAGACGCGCAAATCGCGGCATTTTTCCGCGGGGAATCAATCGAAAACGATTATTTTAAGCCGTTCTAATGTTACAAATTTTATTTTGAATGTTTCAAACCGTGGAAATTGGTTTATAATAGCAACAAAGGGGGCGAAACAATGACGGCGCAAATCAGAATTTACAACGGCGCGGTTGCAAATCCCGAATCCGATCTATTACGAACGATTATTATTGAGGATATAAAAAGCATTACAGCGGAAGACGGTTCGTTCAAGGTTAACAGGATAAACGGGGAAACAATTTCGTTCGACGTGGAAACGTCAAAAATAATAATTGAATAAACCGCGGCGGGAATCCGTCAAAGGTTTTATTTTTTGCCCGCGTTGCGACGGTTCGCAACAACGGCAAAAGAACGCAACAAATCAAGAAAGGGGGAAACGCAAGGCATGACAAACAAGAACGGGCAACGCATGAATTTAAAGTTATTCCGCGTTGAAAAGGGATTGACACAATCAGAAATGGCGGCGGCGATTGGTTGCGCCCGTCCGACGTATTCGTTAATTGAAGAAGGGGCGCGCGGCGGTCGTTTCGGGTTTTGGAATTCAATTCAACAGACGTTCGACGTCCCGTCGGAAGAAATGTTCGAATTAATGAAATGCGGCAAAGAATGAACAAACGGGAATTCCGAACGCATTTAATCGAATCCGAAACGCCCGATTTAACGCAAATGGTTTTATTGATTGCGGACAAATTGAAGAAAGGGAAACGACAAAATGAAAAATAAATATTCCGAATTGTTGGACGCAATCGTTGAAACGATCAAAGGGAATGAAAACGACATTTTCGCGACAGACGGCGCGGCAACGGAAGCAAAAGACAAGTTAACAGAAATCGAAAAGGATTAACAGAAAGGCGACAACATGGCAAAAAGGAAATTCAGAAAATTAACAGAATCAGACAGGGACGCAATTGTTATGTTATATCAGACAGGGCGCGCCGCCCGCGACATTGCGCAATTTATGAAATTTGACGTTTCAACAATCCATAAAGTTTTGCGCGACAAAGGAATCGCGGCGCATTATCCCGCCCGCGCGGAAAACGCCCGTTTGCGTCATGTTTGCGAAAAACGATCGGCGGCAATCCGCACGGAAACGCCCGAAACAGAATCCGCGGGACAAATCACGTTTGACGATTTGGAAAAGACAAACGAACCGACGCCCGATTTTGAAAAATTAAACGTTCGCGTTATTGGCGACGAATTTTCCGAAATCATTTATAAAGCGGTTTACAACGGCGTTATTGACGCGTTCAAAAAAATTTGAAACAAGTTTGAAACAAGTTTGAAACAAGATTGAAAGGATTTAACAGCATGGCAACATTATACGAAATTGACAACGCGGTTTTAACCGCAATTAACAACATTTACGACAAAACGAATCCCGAAACAGGCGAAATAATTGACGCGTCGGTTATTGAGGATTTAAAGGCGTTGGACGAATTACAGATTGAACGCGACAAAAAGATTGAAAACATTTCGTTATATATCAAGAATCTTGAATCCGACGCGGAAGCAATCAAAGGCGAAGCGGATAAACAAATTGACAGGGCAAAGCGGAAGAAATCCCGCGCGGAATCGTTGCGAAAATATATTGCAAATAGTTTATTGACAGCGGGCGAAACGAAATTCGAAACGGAACGCGTCGCGTTATCATTCCGCAAATCAACAACGGTTAATATTACCGATATAAACGCATTGCCCGAAGAATTCATAAAAGTTAAGACGGAAACGTCGGCGGACAAATCGGCAATAAAAAAGGCAATACAAGGGGGCGCGGTTATCGACGGCGCGGCATTGGTAACGAATCAGAATTTACAAATCAAGTAAAAGGGGGAACGCGTGAAAACATATTTTTTAGTAATTGAAACGCCCGATTGTTTCGAACCGAACGCGGACACGGTAGAAATACATTTCAAGGGCGCGCCCAAAGGTTCATATATAAAAGCGCATATCGGCGACACGTTAGCATTTGACTACAAGAAAAAGGAAATTTTGTTTTCATTAACAGGGGGCAACAATGGCAAGTGATATTTATAAAAAGTTGGCAACGGTTCAATTAAAATTGATTGCACCAAAAGAAAAGGACAACGAATTCGGAGGTTTTAAATACCGTTCGGCGGAAGACATTTTAAAAGCGGTTAAACCGTTGTTGAAAGGCGTTAACGCGTCGTTGATTCTGTCCGACGAAATGGTTAACAACGGCGAACGTTATTACATAAAGGCAACGGCAAATTTTATTGATAACGATTCGGGCGAAGCCGTTTCCGCAACAGCATACGCAAGGGAACAACAGACAAAAAAGGGAATGGACGAATCGCAAATTACGGGATTGGCGACGTCATACGCCCGCAAATACGCGTTGGGCGGATTGTTTGCAATAGACAATACAAAGGACGCGGACAGCATGAACAACGACGACGACAATTCGTTTATTTGTTCGGATTGTAAAAATCCGATCACGGAACACAAAACGGCAAAAGGCATTTACACGGCGCAAGCAATCGCGGAAATCACGACAAAGAACAACGGGCGTCCGCTTTGTTGGAATTGCGCGGAAGCAATAGCAAAAGCGGCAAAAGCGGCAAACAATAATTCATAAAAAGGAAGGTTAACAATTATGCTCAATAATTTATCAATTTCGGGGCGTTTGACAAAAGACGCCGAATTAAAATATACAAACACGAACAACGTTCCCGTTTGTCGATTCTCAATTGCAAACGATCGTCCGACAGGCGGCGCGGAAAAGATAACCGATTTTTTCGACGTTGTCGCATGGCGTAAAACAGCGGAATTTATTTCGAAATATTTTCATAAAGGCGACACAATCATAATTACGGGACGAATCGAAACAAACGAATTCACCGACAGGGACGGAATACAACGAAAAACGGTTCAAATCAACGCGCAGACGGTCGATTTTGGCGGCGCAAAGGCAAAGGCGAATAATTCCCCGTCAAACGCAGAAAACGCAACAGCGGGCAATTTTGAAGCAAATAACGGCATGCCCGTTTTGACCGACGATTTGCCGTTCAACGTATAATTTTTAAACCGCGTTCGTACGCCGATCATTGCGGGCGCGGTTTTTCATCATGAAAGGAATTACAGACATGAACGAAAAGCGGTTTTATTGGCTAAAACTTAAACGTGACTTTTTCAAGCGACACGACATTCGAATTGTTGAAGAAATGCCGAACGGCAAAGATTACATATTGTTTTATTTAAAAATGTTGTTGGAATCAATCGACCACAACGGCGCGTTGCGGTTTTCCGAAACAATCCCGTACAATGAACAAATGCTTGCGATCATTACAAACACAAATATTGACATTGTGCGCGCTGCAATGGACGTATTCAAACAATTGAACATGATTGAAGTTTGCGACGATTCAACGATTTACATGA